ATTCCAGCTTTTACTGAAAGCATTCCAAATTTAGATTTCTTCTTAACGTCTTTTCCTTTTTTATAACTCATTCTCATTTTTTTAAGTCCTTTCCTTTATTAAAGCCAGACTTAGTAACTTTTAAATCGCCTAACTTTTGAGTTGTTTGTCTTAATTTAGTTCTTGCAGGATCAATGTTTTCATCCATTTTTTGAAGAATTTTTTTTGTTTTTCCTTTTGATTTTGCCGTATCTATTTGTAATTCTCTAACCACTTTTTCTAATTTAGATTTAGACGGTTTAAATTTAAAAGGATTAACAACTTCAGTTCCAGTGGTTTTTTGTTTACCACCTTTAATTAAGTTTTTTAACATTTGTTTTCCAAAAAATCCTACAGCCATTATTTTTTCCCGTTTTTAAAAATTTGAGTTCCCTTTATACCATATATTGACGCTACGACAAGGATCCACAAATTTGTGAACCATGACGGCAGCTGCTGGAACTGTTCAAAGAACTCTTTTATCTTTGCAGACGCAGCCGGATCCTCGCTGAAGACCCCGTACGCAATCACTAATATCGGGAGCGTTAAAACGACCAATACGAATTCGTCTTTCCAGTCCGATTGTCGGGCCTCTAGCAATTTTCCCGAATATTCCAACTCTCCAGAGGCCATCTTTTCTGCATGTTTAGCTTGTGCGTTAGCCATCATCATTTGTGTTTCTTTTTTCTTCTTATAAATGTGCGAACCAGCGTTTACTGCTAATTTTAGTGCACCTAATATTGGAAATGCCATAATAATCTCCTTCTACCTGTTTGGTTTCATTCCTTCAAGAGCAAATCTTGCATCATTTGCTATTTCTTGTTTTTCAAGTGATGTATCAGCACGTAATTCTGCCAATTCTTCGTTTTGATCAAGTTTTTGTTGGTTTAATTGTTGTGCTTGAAGTAATTTTGCTCTTTCAAGCTGTTGTTCTGCTTCATCGTTAACCTTTTTACGTTCATTTTCCATTGCTTTTAGATCAACTTCTCTTGATTTTAGTTTTAGAAGAGGATCATTGTCAAATTGTGACGTAATTTTCTTCTCTTCTTTCATAAATTCCTCTGTCATCTCTGCAATCAACACTGCTTTTCTTGCTTCTATAGCTTGTGTTACTTGTTGAACCTGTTGTTGGGCCTGTGGATTGACTGCTGCTTGTTCTGCAAGCTGTTGTAGTTGCATCATCTGCTCTCTAAACTCTAATTGTACCTGTTCTGTAGCCATCAAACTAATATGCTCTAATATATTTTTTTGTATTGCACCCATTATTGCAGGATTATTTCTAACCATGTTAGTTGACATAAAATTTAAGTGTGCAGTTATGTGTGCTCTGTGATCTTGACCAGGAAATGCTTGAAAAGGTTTTCCTGCCATTGCATTTATGTGTTCTATACTTGGGTCCATTGGTTGTACTGGTGCAGGTGGTGGTAAAATTCTATCAATATCTTTTATACCTAATGCTTCGTACATTTTTCTAAATGCCATATACAAATTATGTATTTGTGGATTTGACATTGCCATTTGTAACCCAGTTTGTGCTAGTGATATTCTCTGACTCATAGAAAATATGTTTGGATCTGCAACTGGTAGCACATCTATTCTGTCATCAAAATCTGTAACCTTAATATTTTTTTGTCCACCCACAACATCGTATGGATATTCTGGTGGTAAGTATGTAGCAAAAACTTTAGACAATAATTTAAATTCTGATTTTAAACCTACGTATAATCTTTTGTGTATTGCTGACATTACTCTTGAACCACGTTCTAAGAGTGCTACGGTCGTTCCAACAGCTGCGCTTTGGTTCCCGTCACCGACCTGCATGTCAGCAATTGACGCGAATCTTTGTCCTGCTTGAACAACAATTCCCATCAACTGTAGTAAAGTTGCTGAGGGTTCTTTGTAAGGTAAAAATACAAAAGCATCTTTTAAATTACCACCTGGTGTATCTACATCTTTAAATTCACCTGGTTGTATTGGTTGGGCATCATCTTTAACTCTGACACCACGTTGTTTAAATCCGGCTGGTAAGTTTGATAACGTACCTGCATCTAATAATTGACGGAGAGCCGCCGTTGCCGTACGACTCAATCCGCCAATCATGTGTATCAATCCGAATCCATAAAATCCTAGTCCTGGCAGAAATTTGAAATGGACAAAATATTGGATTTTATTTTTTAACGGATCATTGGGCGCAAAGTTTCGTCTGATTGACAAAACTTTTTGACTACCTTCCTCGATTGTAACGACGTAAGGTAATTTTATTTCTGTTGGTTGACCATCTTCACCAACATCCTCAAAACCTTCTAAGTCTAAATTTACATGACACTCTAACAGCGTATATAAATTTTCTGCTTTTGTAGTTTTAGTTACACCTTCTAACTCACGTTCTTTTTCTGTAACTTTATCTGCATCAGTAACATCAGTTGGTTTTGATAATTCTATATCTGAGTAAAAACCATTTATTTGTTGTTTACGTAAATCGTTCTCAGATATTTTTATAACGTGGATGACTGATTCCGCATCGTCTAATGAGGTAGCCGTATACGGAACAACCAGGTCATCTGCAGGGATGAACTTTGATACAGCTCGTCCCAGTAAATCGTCGTAATAAACTTTTTTAAATGTAGATCCTGCAAGAGGTAAATGAAATAACATTTGATCAAACTCTGGTTCGTATTCTTTCATTTGATCCATGATTTGATAGTTCATAAAATCTTTTACTCTTTGCGATTGTTGTTCTTTCGCAGGATTTGTTACACCTAAAATTTGTGTTCTAACCGGTCCGTCTGCCGGTAATAATTCTTTGTATGCTTGTGCTTGAAACTGTGTTACCGCTTCTGCAAGAACAGGGTGTGTTGCACCTGATGCACCTTGGAACGGATCGTTTCTGTTGTCGTATTTAAAACCTAAAAGATCTAAACCATTCATGTAAGATCTTTCCCAATCTTTTCTTGATGATTTATAATCTCTGTAATCGTTTCTAAGTTTTGATCCGATAGGATCTAAAGTTTCTTCTGGTAATATATCTGCTAAGTTATCAAAGTGCGAGTTTGGACTTGTTTGGTTTACTGCACTTGGATCAAAATCAATAGTTGCACCACCATCTTCTTCTGGTGTTACTTCTACCGGTCCTTTTTGTTCTTCTTGCTCTACAATCTCGACATCTTGTTCCGGCCCAGGAACTTCTAATTTAGTACGAGTGTTTGGGAGAGCTTTTTCTATTTCTGCCATGTAATCTCCTATAGTTTTCTACCATTTTTATATAATGAAAGCAACCCTTGTGACATAGGTCCTTTTTCTGGTGGTGGTCCTGATGTATCGCCACCTGATAATCCACCACGTGCAAATCTTTCTTGAGTTCCATATAATCCACGTTGCTCCGGTAGATTCATTCTAATCTCTGTTCCTTGACCAGGCTCTAAGGGGCTCATACCCTGTAATTCTAAATATTGATTTAAAAATTCATTACTTGCTGGAAAAGACCTGTCATAAGTTGGTAAAGAAAAATCTATTTTCATATCTTGTTTTGCAGTCATTGGACCAACTCTTCTTCCAACTGGTTTTGCAAGTTTGTTTACTAAAGGTGTAACATCGGGTTTATCTGGAGCGTCTAAAAATTTAGATTTTGCTTTAAATGCACCTTCAAATTCGTTTAATGCTGATTTATAATCCATTTCTCCTGCTGGAGAGGAACTTGTAATTTTGTCTTCTAGATCTTTTCTAAGTTTATTATATTTTTCGCTACCAAAAGCTTTAGCCATTACACTAGCAGGAGCACTCATATCTAATTTTTTATATGAATCATAATCAATAATGCTTTGAGCATATTCTTTTGCAGCTGGTGATAGTTGCACATTTGATTTTAATAAATTTTTTGCTCTAGCTGCATTTGCATCTAAATTTAAAAGATTACCAAAAAGAAAATTTTCTGCAGCTGCAACGTTAAAAGGTTTCTTTTTTCTAAAAACATCATCTGCTACAAGTCCTGTTTCTACTACAGCTGTAGCATATGCTGCCGGCTTTCCTATTAAATTTTCTAATTTTAATAATTCTTTTGGACTTAAATTTTGTTTTAAAAATTGACCACCTGTTGTAAGTATTTTTTTTATTAAACTTACCTTTGCTGGTGATTCATTTGCAATACCTTTTTGTAAAGCTTCGTTTAAATAATTTTTAGCTTTGGCTTGACAAGCAGTGCTTCCAAATTCAAAACCAATACGACCACCGTCAGCTGAGTTTGGTGCACATTTAGGATCTAATGTTCCTGCTAGTTGATCTAAAAGAGCTGATATGGGTAATGCTTTAGTTGGTAAAACCGTACCTTTTTTTGCAAGTTTTTGAATATCTTTTTTAGCTTCCGGAGATAATTTATCAAAATTAGTTATAAATTTAGATGCGTCTAATTTTTCTCCAGGCTTATATGTTATTGTAGGTGTTTCTATTTTATTTTTTTTAGCAAAATCTTTAGATATTTTATTAAACTCGTCCACGTTTATTTTTTTACCTTTATAAGTAGTTGTTGGATTATCTTCTCCAGCTTTAACTTTTTTAAATAATTCTACAAAATATCTATCTATTTTTTGACCTTTTTCCATGTTAACTTTTTTATCTATAACTTGTCCAAGTTCTGTGTAACCAGGTGCCTGTTCAAAAGTAGCGGCTACACCCATTACTTCATCAAGTTGTAAAGCGTTTGAGTCTATTAGTTTTAAAACTTTATTTCTTAATTTAAAAAGTTTATCACCTTTTGTGTTTAACAATTTATCTCTAATTTCTAATTTTGCTTGTCTTATAGCTCCAGTTGCAAATTTTCTGTATTGATTTTCAGGTGGAAAATCAATTAAAATATTGTCTAAAATTTCTTCAGTTGGAACTTTTAAATTTTTTATATCTTTAAAACCAAGTAAAAATTGTTGATATCTTACTAAGTCATTACCAATATTTTTTAAATTTTGTAAATTACTATTGCCATAAACTAATTTAGCAAGTTCTTTAACATTATTAATATCCGTAGAATTTTCTAAAGCTATTCTATGTATTATCCTAACAGCATCGTCTTGTGCTTTATATTTACCTGCAGTTAAATTTAAATTTTGTTTTTTATTTAAAGCTTTTTCTGCAGACTCTAATGAATTATAATATTGAACACCTTGATATTCTTTTGGTATAAAAGATTTTCCTGATGGTTTATAATATACAATTTTATAATTAGCTTTTTTAGGAATATTTCTAGTTTTTGTTTTTCTATCAAGTTCTGTTACAGGTCTAATTCTTTCTCTAATATTTCTTTTTTCATCTTTTTTATAAATTCTTTGATCTTCATATGTTTTAAAATCAGTAACTCTTTTTATTAAATTTTCATTTTCAGCTAAATTTACTAATCTACGAATAGCAGCACTACTAACTTTTATTCCTTGTTCTGCAAGTTCTCTTTCAATTAATATTGAACCCATTTTATTTTTTGTATAAAGGTTAAGAACTTTTTTAATTGTGTTTGCATCACCTAAATTACCTGTGTAACTAGGTTTAAAATAAGTTGGAAGTTTATCTTTAATGACTTCAGCTGATAAACCATCTCTAAATCCAATACGACCACCATCAGCTTTTTTATCCTTAAAAGCAGTTTCAAACATTTCTCTATCTAACGCTTGTTGTGGTCTTGGTAATTCACTAGCAGGTTTTATAAGCTCGTCGCCATAT